TGTCACTAGAAATTTGTATATTAGTATTGTTGGTGAGAGAGTCACCACTTGTTTAACTACTAAATTTACTACTATGACTACTTCAAGATATATTGCTTACAGACAAGATGAAAACAACTACTACGATGATAGTGACTTCTATATCATGTTGTTGGATACCGTTGATAACAAGATTATCAAACACATCTACGGTACTACCCGATTTGCAGGGTCTTCAAAGTTTGAACATGAGTACTTGGACTTGACACAAGATTACAAGAGACATGAAGTAGAAAAGCAAGCACTTGAGGTTGCTAAGAAACAAATCCTTGAGGAAAACAGGATTTCTTCTTATAATGTTGAAATTGGTGACATTGTTAAAGTTACTAACTCAAGAGTTAGAAGTTTCAAAGAAGAAACTTTCAAAGTTGAATCTAAGAGAGATTTCACTAAATTCGGTAGAGTTGTTTCAACAACCTTGTTTGGAGAGAATGTTTTCTCTGAACATATCAAGACTTCAGAATCAAATGTCACAATTGTTAGACACCACGATAAAAAAGTATCCAGAATTGCCGACAGATTGGTAGTTGGACTTAGATTAAATTAATAGATTACAAATTAACCGTTCTTTTTATCCTGTTAAATATAGTATAAGCAATATTCTATGAAACCAGAAGATAAAGATTTTTTAAAGAATGAAATAGAGGGTCTTATCAATGATAGTGACCCTATTGATGGGTTCCCTGCATTAGAAATTGACCCTATCGAACCACTTGATATGGGCACAATGAATCATAATGCAAAAATCAAGGCACAAAAGATAGTTCTATCTTGTATGCAACTCTACTTTAATGCCAACATACTAAGCAAAGATGAATTTCTACAAGCAAAAGCAGCAGTTACAACTAGTAATATCAAAACCCTCTTTCGTCAAATTCGTATATCAGAACATATGGTTGACAAAATCGTCAATGGTATTGATGGCGGTGATATGAATCCAAGACTTTTTGAGGTTGCCGGTGGTTTACAAGGACAAATTATAGATATGTTAAAGAATGTACAATTGCACGTTATTTCTATGCAGGAAGAGTTTAGAAGGATGCAAGGGGAATTACCTGCTTCATTGTCAAGTGATAGGACAATAGAGATCGAAGGAACTGAAAATTCTAAGGTATATACTAACGCAAAATCACTATTAAATGACCTTGATGCTGAAGAAGCAGAAGAGACTTCGGAAAACGAACCGGAAGAGTAAATATTGTATAAAAAAAAACTTGATATGAAATCATTAAACGAATTCCTTAATGAAGGAAAGAAATCAGATATTAAAAAAGGAGATACTGTAAAGATTAAAAAAGAATGGTTAGATGCAAAAGAAGAAGCTGACTATATCTATGATGTACTTTCAGACCCTAATTCAAACAACAGAATAGACATTAGACATAGAGATTCTAAATTATCAATCCCTGGAATCGAAAGTGTTAAAGTTGAATATGTTGAAAAACAATAATGCATAAAAAAGTTAAATTATGAAATCATTAAACGAATTCAAGAGCGAAAACATAAACGAAGCAAAATATCCCTACATTTCTAAGAGTGGTGATTTTGGGCGCAACCACTTTGAAACAATGTTATTTAAAGTAATTAGAAATGCCCTAAATAAGTATAATCTAAAAGGCACTATTCGTAGTAATGATTGGTCATTTGCAGATAGAATAGACCATAAAGGATATATTATACCTATTACTATTAAAGGTAAGGATGACGAAATCGTAAGGGGTTCATTAAGATTAGACGATAATGGTAAAGTTTCAGTGGAAACTAACAAAATACCAACACAAGGTTTTTATTCATCAACTGCAGTTGGTTCAAAGACAACCTTTACGGATGGTCCAGACCCAAAAATTCTAGATAAATTCAAAACCGAACTTGAAAAGACTACTATTAAAGCATTGAAATCTTTTGATAAGATACTTGGTGATAGGAGAAAAGCGTATGATGAAGAAAACCCAGATGGGTTATATGACCCAAATGCACCAAAATTCGATAGTGATGGTTTTGATAAAGAAACTATGAGACTTTTAAAAATAAAGATTTAATATGAAGTCAGTTAATGATTTTTTGAATGAAGAAACAATAAAAGGGGGTAGTACAATTAAACCAGATTCTGAATATGATTCTGAGGAACTTGCGAAAGGTATAGAGATTGAGATGGAACACACTGATGATGAAGCAATCGCAACCGAAATTGCTAAAGATCATCTTACAGAAATACCTGACTATTATTCTAGATTAATTGACATGGAGAATGATGCAGAAGACAATTCTATTGAAATAGATATTGAATTGGATATTCCAGATGTAGATAATTTAGATGAAGCAAGGTTTATAAGAACACAAAGGATGAAAGATAGTTCTGCAGTTATTTCAGCAACTTCTAATAAGTTGTTTGGTCCTAACGGATCAAAGAGAGCAATGGTAGATAAACTATTTATGATGTTCAAAAAAGAAGCAAAGAACACAGCACGGGAAATGAATATTCCAATTGGCAATGTTCAGCAGTGGAAATTAGTTTTGAGGGATTATTCAGACAAAAAAGATAAGAAATAAAATTTGAAATTGAATTGGAATTGATGTTAAATCCAGTAATATAAGTTGATTGATAATATTGGTTAAATAATATATGAGTGATCTAGATAAGATTAAGAAGTATGAAACACTTGTCGAATTTATGGAATCAATACACAAATTGGATTTAGTCATAGAATACAGAAACAAGATTAAAGAACTAAAAATAAGAATACAATGTGAAGAAATTAGCAACTTGGATTAAAGGAATTTTTGAGAAAGATTCTAGTGTAAGCAGTAAACGAATAGCAGGAATCCTTATGATTGTTTGGTCATTAAGTGCAGCATCCTATTTCGTATATAAATCATTCAATGGAGATGCTGATCAAAGTTCTAATTCGTTAATTCAATTTATCATCATTACTGGTGCTGGATTACTAGGAACTGGTACACTAGTTGAAGGACTAGGTAAAAACAAAAAAGAAAACAAAGAATAATGAAAGGATATAATCAATTTCTAAACGAAGGTAAGAGTAATATAAAAAACACTGTCATAAAAGGGTTAATATCTACTGGATTGAAGTTTGATTGGGGTTGGTCAGAAGTTTTTGAAAAAGATGGAGAAATATATTTTGTGTCAACTCCTGTTCCAAACAAACAAGTTGCAAAGGAGTCATTTGAAGAAGCACTAGAAAAAACTGCTAGAATCTTGAAGTTATCTAAAGATGATTTCATAACTAAACCAATGGTAGGGATAAAAACTAAAAGATATGTAGTTAGTTTACCTCTCTCATTAGTAGAAGGTATTAGGTAAAAAGAACAAAAAAGAAAACAAAGATGAAGAATTATAGAACATTTTTAACAGAAAATGATGAATACAAGGACCCATTAAGTGATAAAAAGTTCATAAGTGAATTAACAAAATTACTTTCTAAATTAGGTATGGAAGATATTGAATTAGATGGTAACGATTTATCTTTTGTAAATCCAACACATCTTGATACTGGACCAATAGGTAAACCTAAAGGTGCTGATAAAATAGAAAAACTTATTCAAAAATTTGGATACGATGATGATGAATTTTTAATACGTAGTAGTCTTATAGAAATACCAGATGAATATGTTGCAGAAAGTATTGCATTTGGTGGTTCTTCATCTACTTCTAGAGATGCAGAAAAAATGGCAGTATATAATGATATGTCTTCAACAGAACGCACAGAACTAGATGATTATTGCCAATCACATTATGGTACTACATTTTTAGAATCTTCTTTTGAAGAACAATCTACTGCAAGAAGTACAGTTTGGGCAGAAAAAGATGATCCTAAATCTATCGAAAAGCAGAATGATATAGATGCTAAGTTGTAATTTATGAAATAAAATCAATAATAAAACCCTAGAAATTTGTTTTTCTAGGGTTTTTTGCTTATATTGTATTCTAAGATGTTCAAATAACAGTAGACACAAAGGATTAAATAATGAAACTAAACATTTAACATGAAAGATTTAAACCACTTTAAACGATTAAACGAACAAATTCTAACTGAGACTGAAAAGTGGAAGAACAAAGTCACTGGAAATGACGAAGTTGTTTGGGTGAAAATCAAAGAACGTAAAGGTAGAGCAACGTACAAACCGTATTATAGGGGGCATGATGTCCCATCTGGTGATATGGTATTCGGCACAGTAAAAGAATTAGAAAAATTCATCAATGATGAATATACACTATCTATACAATCATACAATAAACTTAAATACGAAGACATTAAACCACTTCCAGAATCAGTAAACGAAGCAGAAGAGGATATCACAGACACCGAAGACACTGAAGAGGATTTCACAGACATAGAAACTGATGAACCTACGAAAGATGAACCTAAGAAAGATGAACCTGAGGAGGAAGAAGATGCGGATGAAAAAGATGAAGAGATTTTCACTAAAATGTTCTTAGAAGAAGGATTTGTCAAGGGGTTTAATGATACTGTTAAGCAATATGTTTCAGAAACTATGTTAGATGATGATTTTAATAGTTTTACTATATTACCTTACATTGAAATTTTCTATAAAGATGAAGAATATTGTATTAATGTTGAATTTGAATCAGCAGTTACTATTAATTTAGATGATGAAGGAAAAGTAGTAGAATCTGACATTCCAGATATCGAAAGAATAAAATTCAAAACCCCTCTTATGAATAATCTAATTAATTTAGAAAATCCAGTTGGCCAAGATTCTATTTCCGTATTTATTAAAAACGCATTAAAAGACATAAAACAAGTCCCTAGATAATATGAAAAATTATAAAGAGTTTTTGAATGAGAACCGACTAATAGTAGAAGCAAAATCAAATGCTTATAATATTGCTATTAATGATGAATCAGATTTAGACAAAGTTAAATTAAAACCAGATATTGAAATAGTTAGAGGATTATTGTCATTGATAAAAGGATATGGGTTTAGTGATATACCACTTGTTGCAAATTCTAATGGGGCATTAAAAATAAGAGCAAAGAATTTAGAAGAAGAAATTTCAAAATGGTTTGCTGATAATGGATATGATAAAACTAATATCGTTTTCGGTATGGGTTCTATTGGCAAAGAGGGTGATAAAATAAGTACCTCTACACAAGAATTGATGGTTGCATCATTAGTGCTTATCGGCAAAACATATCATAAAAAATTGACAATAGAAGAAGCAAACGATATTATTAAACAAGCAAAAGAAAGTTTTAGTACTATTATTGGAGTTTCTGGACAAGATAAACTATTAGATCAATATGATAAGAATTACAATGACCTTGCAACTGCAATAAGTTCATCTAATAGCATTTTAGGACTAACTACTCCAAAAAATGTATTTTGGACAGGGCAAAAGTGGGACAAACGAATCGCAAAATATAATCCAGCTGTTGCAAATATTAAAGATTATAATTCATCGGATATAGTTGTTGAGGGAAACGATGGTAAATTCTTAGGTATTTCTTTAAAAAAGAAATCAAAAACTAAAGATGTTGATCCTACTTTAATAAATAAACCAATTACAGGTGCTAAGTCTGTACTTAAAGATGTATTAGATGATACATTTATACAGCAAGTTGAAGACCAAAAGGAAATATTCTTTGATAATACAATTAAAAAACACTATAAAACAAAAGATTTAGAATTAAGTAAACTATCAGAAATTGAAAAAAAGAAAATGATTTCTAATATTTCTCAGAAACAAATGGGAAAGTATCTCAAATCAAAAGATAATAACTTTTTTAAATTTATTGGAGAAAACTTACCAAAATATACTGAAAAATTCACAAGTAAGTTTTTAGAATTACTATTTAGAACTGATCTTGGTGATATGTTGAATGCAGATGAATTTACGTTTTATCTATCAACAGGAATAGGTCGTTTCAATGGCAAAGAAGTTATTGTCGAAGAATCTGAAACTAAAGATTTGAATTCTATTATAGAAGTACTAACTAAATTATTCAATTCTGATTTGAGAATGAATAAAACAAAGGGAAAACTAAATGCTTGGGAAGATGGCACAAATGCAGCAAAAATATTCTTTACTATATCTTCTGATGGTAAACCTATTATTAATATTGAAATTAGATATAAAGGTAGTTATACTGCAAATCCACAATTCCAAGCAGTTGCGACACCAAATTTCAAAACGCTATTTAAAAAATAGGGTAAGGGAGAATGTAGTTAAAACCATTCTCCCAATTCAATACCATCTATATTGCCCAAACCAAATGAATCAGTGGCAAAATCGTCTGCAACAAAATCTGTTGATTCATCCATAGCACTACCATTGTCAACTAGACTCCTGATTTCAATCTTAGTATCACTATCAAGTAGTTCAAAGGATTCAGCAATCATATCTAAGTAATAAATGTCTCGATACAGCTCTACTATGTTCACACATGCCATAACTAAATCGTCATGTCCTGTACTTGCTTCATATGAACCTTTCTTGTTTCTTGTAAAGTGACTAAATTCATCACTTGTCCATCTATCATAGATTTTTATGATTTGTTTATTAATAAGACCTTTTACATCTGCACAATTCTTTCCTTTGTCAACTCCTTGGCGAATACCGTTTTTCTTTACTCTTGCCCCTTTTCTGTGGAATGTTTTAAGATAAATTGAATCATCATATAAATCCCCACCATATATTGTTTTAAGTAATTGGTCAAAATATGAACCATAAGTGTTCCATTCAACTACTACTTTTACTTTGTCAATATCTATGATCTTGCCAGAAAAGAACATATTGTATATTAGTTTAGCAAAGTCTTCTATGTTAGTTAAGTTATCTCTATATATCCCTATTTGATCTAGGAAAAAGTGTTTATCTAATTGAAAGAGTTCAGAATCTGGTATGAAAATATCATGTTCTGATTTTGGTGTAGATTTAAAGAATTGAATAGTAGTGAAATCTTTACCGACACCTTCTGCCAAATCAATACTAACAAATAAAATATCCCTTCTAAGATTCTCAATATCGTAGTCTTCCCTCCATAACAAATTTTCATAATTTAGGTTATACTTATCAAATATCTCAAACTTATGGTGTATAAATTCTTTTCTATTACTTCTTAATGATTTCAATTCATTGCTTGACAGTAACAATAAATCACTTCTTTGGAATACACAAGCAAATTGTTCATTAAATGCATCTTCTCCCATAATAGCAATTTGTTCATCTGCCCAAGATTCTGATCTTCCAGGAACATCAGTCCAAGGAATAACCATATGTTGAAACCCATTCTTACCTTCAACTGCAAGTTGATACAATTCTTGAAATAATTCATATCCATTTGGAGTACTAGTTATAATAAGTTTTGCATTGGGGTCTGCTGCCATTACTGGATAAATGTTATCCCAGAAACTTCTTTGTATGCTTTCTTTAACGTGAGCAAATTCATCCAAAAACAATAAGTGAATAGTAAATCCAATCGCTGATTTAGCACTCGTAGTAGTTGCTAGTATTCTAGAATTGGCATCTGTCATTATACTAAACATATTGAATGAAAACAAACCAGGTTTTAACCAAAATGGAAGATAACAAATAACACTTTTCACTTTATCCAAGATTTCTTTAGCAGTATCTCCTTTATTCGCAGCAAGCATTATGTTCTTATCTGGATGAAAAATTAAAAACCATGTTAAAAATATCCCAGCAACTACTGTATTGTGACTTAAAATACCATTAGTATAATATCTATGTTCAGGTGTATCTATTGTTAGATCAAACATACCAACACTGACAGGTAAACTTGTTATTCTATTAACTTTAGATGGACCATCTTTTGTAAATAAGTAATCATTTGTGGTTAAGTCTTTTACAAATTTTTCTTCTAGTGTATTAGTAAAAACAATGTGATTATCTGCACATTCTAAGAACATTCCATTTTCTAATTCTATTCTATAAACCTTGTATGGTTGTGTCGTGTGCAAATGAGTTGCTGGAACCCAACCACTATCAGATTCCACTTGTATATCTTCTAACACAAACGAATCTACTATTTTCTTATTGATATTATTTTCATCTAAGTCTAAATGATTATATTGATAAGATTCTATTTTCTGAATTAGAAAAAGAACCAAATATTTAAGTTTAATTTTTAACATAGTAAATATATTTTTTATTGCCAGCATCACAAATAGAATGATAACCTCTACTTATTAATATTTCGTGTCCAGTCAATCCTATTTCGTTTTCTGACAATTCTAATTTGTGTTTTTGGAACTTAAACCTACTTTCTCTAAATCCATTCTTAACCCAAAACAAAGTTGGTGGAGTATCTTTTATATAAGTAAACCCTAATTGTTCGTATAGGTTGCCTGTTGAGAAATCTGAATTAGAAAAACTGGTAACATCTCTATTATTTCCCTTCATATAAAATTTAAACAATTTACTAGCTCCTCCTACTACAGTAGTATTTAATTTATTACAAAATCTAATCAATTCAATACTGTCCTTTTCAAACCTAGATTTTCCAAATGTCATTAACGATACTAATTCGTTATTATAAAACAATCCTAATTTAGTTTTGCTGTTACAAGAACCTTGAAGGTGATTAGTTTCTAAAAAAGCATTTGCTATCTTGTTATTAACTATTTTGATTGTAGTTTTCCTAGCGAATATTTTAGAGGATTTGTTTATCTTATTCAGTATCATTGAACAAATAATTTCAAATTTGAAATTGATATCATCTTCCCACAAGTGGATTATCGCTATTCCCTTTTCTTTTGCCAATTTAGTCTTATCTTGGTGATATGACTTACCTTTTCTTTCTGCACTATGCCAATACAAACCATTTATTTCTAATCCTATATTATAATCAACTAACAATATATCAATTTCCCTATTGCCCAATATAAACGTATTTTCTATAAAGTTTATATTGTTGAGTTTTAGAAAACTCACTACCTTTTGATGAATTTTAGAAAGTTTACCTCCACCAAATTTATCAGAGTTACACTTTTTACAAGGAGAATAGTCCATTTCTTTTAGTTTGTGTAAATGAGAAACCGACCATTCCGATTTAGAACCACATTTTGAACATTCTAATACAATAGGTTTTTTAGAATTACTATATTCAACAACTGACATGTTCTTATCAATTAGTATATCATTCCACGTTTTCTTTTGTTGTTCAGTATGTCGCAATAAAGTATCTTGTATTTTATTTTTATATGAATCACTATCATACAGGTCTTTCCTTTTCGATGAACTTTTTGCAGACACTTCAACATTTTGCATAGGATTAGAAACCCCATACTTTTTAATATTAGTATCTTTTACTTTATTTTGTATCTCCAATGTTTGCATTGGGTTATCTACTCCATACCTATTGTTATTGGTTTCAATTCGTTTTGTTAATCTTTCTGTTCCAGTAGAAATAGTGCTGCATTTATTAGAACAATATTTTTTAGTTTTAGAAACGACTAAATCATTTGTTATTAATTTCTTATATACAAACATATCAATAGAGTTACAACACTCACATCTCGGATATTCTTTAATGTTATTGGTATAAGCATAAATCGAAATAGCGTCATCAATATATTCTAGGTTGTTTGCATCCAAATACAATTTAGCTTTAGCAACAATTGATTTTCTTTCTGTTGATATTGACAATTGCTTTGAACAAGTTCTAGAACATGTGTTTTTTATCAAACTAGGAGAAATGATCTTTCCTGTTTTGTTTAATTTCAAGGTAGTATTTCCGCAGTGTGCACAAACAGGAACATTTGATAATTTATGTTTTGTGCAATAATTTTTAATTTCTTCCTTTGTTATCATACTATATTTAATCAAAAATTCTTTGGTTGTTAGTTAAATTGTCATTTATTTTGGAAATGTTGATAACTAATTTGGGAATCCGATTTTAGGAAACACAAAAAGGAAACCATACAACAATGTGTAGATTTCCTTAAAGAATAGTATTGATAGTACTTCTAATCTAACCAATCATAAATACGATATAAACTATACTTGCAATAATCAAGTATAGTTTTTTTCTTTATAACTTTCCACCACAATTTATAGATAGGAATAGTACCAAATTGTTTCGTAACTATCTGAGTGTTAGCGAGTTGACATTTTCCAATTTGTCGTGATCCGCAAACAATTGAGTTCTTCCCGTTTTGATAATTCAATAACATTTCTTCTTGGTATGGATATAGTGTAATATGACCAATACCGTTAGGTGTCATTAACTGAACGAATTTGTTGGCAAAGTAGATTATATCTTTTCTACATTTCTTAAACTCTTGTAGTTCTTCAGGAGTCATTTGAAATGCTAATCTACCTTGTCTCAATTGTGGATTCTTATCAAAAAATGGGTGCTTTGCTTTTCCCAAATCTAATCCGTAATTTTCTACCTTGTCTAGTAGATCATCTACTAGTTTAGTATTCCATATAAACGAATCAAATTCTGGTTCATCTATACTACTAAATTCCTCGCCAAATGTAGGTACGAAAGACTTTTCATAAAATCTTGGTGATTGTTTTGCCATGTTATATTTAATTGCTTAAATAAATAACCACAATGATTTAAAATATTAGAAGCATTTTTAATCTTTAAATAGTAACAATATATCTTATGAATTTAGTACAATCTGAAATAGACAATATCACAAAGAATTCTATTATATTACCATATTTAGATAAAGTGTTGGCCAATTCCACACTGAATGAAGTAATACCAGAATTGGTAATGAATATAGATTTATATGAGGCAAACAGTGAGGATTCTATTTTAGAAGTTATCGAGAAGAAACATATTGAATATATCATACTTTCTACTAAATTAACTACTATGGTTGAAATGTTCAATTTAATGGATTTTGACAACAATTTAGTACTAGCAGATAAATTAGAACAAGAGATTATCAAGTTCCGAAAAGTTATTTCAGAATCTATTATAAGAACAAACAAAGAACTCATAGACAGACAATATGAAAATTGAAGAAAAAATACTAATAGAATTCCTTACAGAGAATAAGGTAGAAGTTAAGTTAGTAAAACGAAGAAACAAGTTTTACATATTAGTTTCTGAAGATAAGAAGAAAATCAAAAACAAAAGTGTTTTTGAAACACTAGACCAGCAGAAGTCTATGGATAGATTTCATAAAATATGTTCATATTTTACTAAAGACTTGAAATAAATGAGTGATCTTTTACCAAATAGGTCACTTGATCTTAGAGATCGTGGCGGCCTTATATTTTACGAAGATGAACACTCGTATTTTAATGCAGATGGAGTAAAGTACACTGGAATGACTACTTTCCTTAAAAAATTTGAAGGTTCTGGATTTGATGCAGATGGAATTTCTAAATACAAAGCAATCAAAGAATCCTTACCTACTGATGTTTTCACCAAAGTTAAGAAACGAGCAGGTGGTTGGCAAAATGTCAAGAACTATTATGATATTATTTGCAACAAGAATGAACAACTTGCAAAACTTATTAATAACAAGAGATTAGAAATTCTTGGTGAATGGGAACAAGCAACAATAAATGGTTCATTGGAACACGACAAAAGAGAAAAAGAGATAATCGAAAATGGTCTAACTTGGAATGGTAAATATTATCCTTATATGAATAAAACAATTCTTGATGTTACCAAAGAGGATGTTTGTGTTATTCCAGAAATTATGTTGTGGTGTCATGACAAGAAATTATGTGGATTAGCAGATTTACCAGTTTTTGATAAGGGAGTTTGTCATATATTAGATTACAAGACAAATAAAAAAATAGAACACAAAGGATTTATGGGGAAAAAAATGAGAGGTGCTTTTGCTTTACATCCAGATTGCAATTTTTCTAAATACTCTGGTCAATTATATGGTTACCAAAAAATGGCTTGTGATTTGACCGGATTCGAACCAGGAGAATGTTGGATCATTAGTACTGCTAATGATGAGTATAAAAGAAAACAAGATATATTCATAAAGTGTGCTGATATGACTAAAGAAATAGATGCTGCGTTTAAATCAATTATAGTATGATAAGTATAGAAGAGAAGAAAATAGTTTTAGAACTAGCAAAAAAATACCGAGAAAGTGCACTTACAATAAATGAGATTAACAATAAGATTGCATCTCTTAAAGAAATAGTAGACAAAGAAACTAGTTCTTTACTATTAATTAGAGAAACAGAAAAAGAATTTGTAAGTAATCTTACCTCTAAATACAATATAACTGAATCTAAATTGATTCAGGAACTACAAAAAATAATGATGACAGATGGATAATATAATGATTGAAAAACGAGATGGTTCTAATGAACTATTGAATATTGAAAAAATCAATAAGGTATTACTATGGGCATCAGAAGGAATTTCTGATGTTAGTGCATCAGAAATTGCTATGAATGCTAATCTACAATTCTATAATGGAATTAAAAGTAGTGATATCCAACAAGTATTAATTAGTAGTTGTGTTGATCTTATATGTGAAGAAACTCCTAACTATGATATTGTTGCAGGGAAACTGTATAATATGTATCTTAGAAAGAAGGTATTCAATACTTTCAATTATCTACCAACTTTACACCACCATATCAAAAGTATGGTCAAAAAAGGTTGGTATACACAAGAGTTGTTAGACAACTATACTAAAGAAGAAATTGAAGATATTGGGAACAAGATATTGAACCATAAGAAAGATTGGGAATATTCCTATGCATCCATAAGACAGATGGCAGATAAGTATCTTATCAAGAATAGAAAGACAGATGATATCTTTGAAACACCACAATTTATGTATATTGCAATTGCTATGTGTGTATCTGCTGATATTAAAGATAAGAAGAAAAGATTCCAAGATATTAAATCTAAATATAACGATTATTCTAATTTTGATATCTCTTTGTCAACACCAGTAGTTTCTGGTATTAGAACAAATACTACTCAATATAGTTCGTGTACTCTTATTGAGTGTGGAGATTCTATTTCATCTATAAATGCTACATCCAATGCTATTGTAAGTTATACTGCAAAAAGAGCAGGTATAGGAATGAACATTGGTAGAATACGAGCAGAAGGTGATATGATTAGAAATGGAGAAGTCATTCACACTGGAGTAATTCCATTCTTAAAGACTTTTGAGACAAATACTAAAGCAGTACATCAAAATGGATTAAGAGGTGGTGGTGGAACTGCTCATATTCCAATATGGCATAAACAAATCAGAGAAGTAATAGTTCTTAAAAACAACAAAGGATCAGATGACAAACGAGTAAGGAAACTAGATTATAGTATCCAATTCTCTAAATTATTTTGGAAAAGATTTGTAGACAATGATTTGATTTCATTATTTTCTCCAAACGATGTTCCAGACTTATATGATAATTTTGGATTATCAGGGTTTGATAAATTATACACCAAGTATGAAGCAGACGAAACAATATCAAAAGAATTTGTAAGTGCTAGGGATTTAATTAGTGATATCATCCAAGAGAGATTTGAAACTGGTAGAATCTATATCATGAATATTGATAATGCCAATAGTCATACTACATTCGATACTGAAAATGGTAATAGACTGAGTATGAGCAATTTATGTCAGGAGATTTTACTGCCCGTTTCTCCTTTGCACCACGAGGATGATGGGAAGGTATTAGATAGAATTGCAATGGTAAAGACCAAAGATATTGATGATTTTGTGGAGTGGTACAAAAACAATGATATTTATATCAAAGGAAACACTTTGGGGGAAAGAATAGAAGAACTACATCCTTGCACAAATAGAGATGATTTTTATTTAAGATATAATACTCCCGATTATAATCCAAATGCATTAAATGATTATACACCAGTTGCTGTTTCAGCAGAATTAGTATATGGTGACAAACCTGCAGAGATTGCATTGTGTACATTAGCAGCGGTTAACCTTGGTAGAGTAAGAGATTATAAAGACCTAGAAAGAATTACCAAGAATATCGTTGATACTTTGGAATGGGTTATTGACAAGCAGGAATATCCTATGGAAGCAGCAAAGAAAATGCTGAAACGTAGAAGTCTTGGGATTGGAGTTACTAACTTTGCATATTGGATGGCAAAGAAAGGATTTAATTATGAAGACCCAGCAGCACTAGAAGAAATTGATAGACTATTCGAACACTTTACATATTACTCTTTGAAAGCATCTAATGATGTTGCAAAAGAAAAAGGAGCATGTCAATGGTTTAATAAAACTAGATTTGCTAAAGGGGAACTAATTATTGATTCTTACAATAAAAATGTAGACAAACTTGTTAAGAGAGATTTAGATTTAGATTGGGAACAACTAAGAAAAGATATCAAAGAATATGGTATGCGAAATAGTACACTCCATGCGTTTATGCCAGTAGAAAGTTGTAATTTTTTCAAGACTAAAATAGAGGTCGATGATCCGATATTTAGTATTGAATTGGAAGGTGGAACTATCAAAGAATATCATTACAATGAGGAAGTCCAACTTACGAATGGTGACTACAAGTTAGCACAATATATAGTAGAAGGGGATGACATTATTTAGAATGATTATAAACTAGTGCCAACTGGCAACAATAAATAAATGTAAAAAATTCTTAGGAATATGATAGTTAAAAGAATAACAAAAAAAGAAAATACTTCCATTAAGTCAATAGAGGAAATCAATATCGAACAAGGAGTAGATATGGAAACATTACACAAAGAAAACAAAAAACAATGGATTCAGTATAAGAACCCCTTTTATGTACCGACATTGGAGGGAAATCAGAAAGTAGATAAAATATGGTTTAATGGAGTAGTTAGTACAAATTCTATTACCTTTGGTGATGACAAAGAATATAAAATGACAGATAACCACAGATTATTATCAACTTCTGGCAAATGGGTGAAATCAAAACATTTACAAATAGGAGACACTATCCAAGATAAAACACAAACCAAAGTACATACTATTACTAGCATAGTTCCAAATTCAGAAGTAGTACCAACTTATGATATAGAAGTAGAAAATGTTCACCACTACTTCTTAGACAATGGTGCAGTGTCACATAATAGTTCAGTCATTAGTAATAGTACTAATGGGTTAGAACCACCAAGAACTCCAATACAAGTGAAAACTAGTAAAGCAGGAGCAATTAAAATGGTTATCCCAGGTTATTCTAGATACAAGAACAAATATACTTATGCATTTGATATGAGTTCTAATGAAGGAATTACTAATATTCATTCAGTAATTCAGAAATGGACTGACCAAGCAATTTCTTGTAACCATTACTATGATCCTAAGAAATACGAAGATGGTAGAATACCAATGGATATGCTAGCAGAAGATTTGCTTAGATTCTATGCATTTGGTGGTAAAAATTTATACTATGCGAATACTTTAGATGGGAAAACTGAAGATCATAGTGATAAGTTAAGTGAACAATTGAGTCAACCAGAAGATGACGAATTCGAAGATGATGGATGTTCTTCAGGCGCGTGTTTTTTATAGGTAATTGATTAACAATGAGTTAAAAGACCAAGTAGTTTATTCTCCTTGGTCTTTTTTTACTACTTTTCATTAATATCTTTGCGTAGAATTTTTTGATTAAATAAGAAAAGAAACAAATATAAATGAAAAGTTTAAACGAAATAACACAAGCATTGAATGAAGGTAAAGAATTTTGGGTGGTAAAAGTAAATTCAGATGATGAGATTTATCCATTGAAGAAATTCAAAAACAAAGAAGCAATGAAGAAAGAAGTATATGACAAATGGGATGAACCAAAAGGAAAATACGAGGACATCTACAATGATGGATATACAATTACTCACTATTCAGATGATGATTTAGTAAAGAAAGCAGATAACGATGAAGATATTATCTTCGGAGAAGAAATAGATTAAATAAAAAAACAAATAACCCAATATAAAAGATTTTGGAAAATTAAATGAAGATTCTTATGACGGAGGTGATGAAAAGTATATATTAACTATTACAGAAAGTCCTACTGATTTTGATAATAAAGATTTTCAATCAGAAATGAAAGCACTAAATGTTTCTGGAAAGAAAAAAGGTAGTAACGTAGAATTTAAAGGAACTTTTGACAATATAATGAGATTATTAAGAGCAGAGTTCGGATATGAATATGAAGACCTTGGTTCTATATTGAGTTCAGCAGTAGTATCACCAAAATAAATTCAATATTTTTGAAATTAAACCGAGTGTTCTTTGGAATTCTCGGTTTTTTTGTGTATATTAGTATAGTTGGTGAGAGAGTCACTATTTGTTTAACTAAAAATTTACTACTATGAAAACTGCATTAGATCAACTCAGAAATTTGTTTCAATCCAAAGGATTTGCAACTAGAACATTTGTCGAGAATAAACAATGGGCATTAGAAGTTCTAAGAAATAATAAAGTCGTAGATATTCTTTTCTTTGACTATAAAACTGAATCTTTAATTTCAATAGGATAATAACTTAAATCTACTACTATGAAATATATTGTATTATCAAGACTAGGAAAATTACTTTCAACATCTCTTCCTAAATCAAAGAGACTAGTATCAAAGAGTGGTTATCAACCAATTGCTGCTTGTGATTCAAAAGAAGATGCTGAGGGAATTATTATGGGACTAAGAATCAACAAGATCATTGAAACATATACTAGTGTATTACCTACTGATATTAAAATAGCAATGAAATCTGAACTTGCTCAAGTTGCAACGGAAATGTACAATAACATTGTTACTCAATAAGAGTAAATAAGAAAAGAAAAAGACTTATGAAAGCATTTAACGAATTCTTGAATGAAGGGAAGTTTATAATTCCAAAACCAGATATGGGTAGAGTTTATAAAGAAAAAGATTTCCAGACGGGATGGGATATTATAGAATATTTAGATGGTTTCACCTCATTAAGAAAATACAAAAACACCGCTGCTGAATATGATGATTCTTGGTATTCTATTCCTAGAAAAGTTTGGGATAAAGTTATAGGATGGTCTGATAAAGAAATGGACAATCTTAATAAAAACTTAGAAGATTACGAAGGTAGTCTCCATTATAATGACAAAGAAGTTTCATTAATAGGAGGAGCATAAATTAATTAAAGACAAACTTACGACAGGACCGTTAAGTTACTGCTGATGCAGTTTAGGGGAAAAAGATATCGCTATCACTTTTCCCCTTTTTTTGTGTTTTACTTTTTAAAGAGTTTAGCAACTAACGGTATCAAGAAATATGATCCTATTGCAAAATTACAAAGAATGATCCCTGACCATCCTAAACCATTTAAACTTTCCCAAGTGCCATCTGCACCGGAAACTACTAGCATTCCACATCCTATGAGGAACATTGCTATTGCTGTTATCATTCTAATCATATAGTATTTACATATATTAAATAACTCATAAACAGTTAAAGATTATGAGTTTAGTAGGAAGTACAGTCACCTTGATAATAAAAGATGGAACAGGAACATTAGAAATTTCTGGAGACGTCATTGAAATATATAGGGGTAAGCAACAATCATTTAGAGAAGTTCTTGATGGAAATACAGTAAAAAGACTTAAAATAGATGTTAGTACTGATTATTATTTGATAGAACTGGCAAGTAACAAGTATAAACACGTTCTTTGTTCTGACGTATTAGAAATAGTACCATAGTGAGGAGAAGTATTTATTTGATTGTTAACGAAGATACGGGGCATGTAAAGATAGGCATCGGAAAGAACCCTGCCAACCGCCTGCAACAGCTTCAAACAGGAAATTCGGCTAAACTAATATTAGCATACTCAAGAGAGATTTACCACGCTTCAAAAGTTGAGAGGAATCTACATAGTTTTTATCAAGAACATAGACTTACAGGTGAATGGTTTGACCTACCAATAGATATATTCCCCGAAATAGACAAAAAGATCACTTTATATGAAAGTAATTTTATTGCATTGCAGGATAGTCCTTTTATATGAAAATATTTTAACTACCAAACCCATTTAACTAATAACAAATATATAAACTATGAGTGAAAATAAAGATTACATTAAGAGTATCATCAATACACTTAATATTGATTCTACTAAATCCCCAATGTTCTTCGGACCACCATTGAATCTACAAAGATATGATAGAACCAGATACAAAGCAAATTTGTCATTTTTCAAAGAGCAGCTCTCATTTTTTTGGCGTCCTGAAGAAATTAATTTAGAAAGAGAATCTTCTGATTGGGCAAAAATGTCGGAAGCACAAAAACACATTTTTGTTAAAAATTTATCCTACCAAATTCTTTTAGATTCAGTACAATCTAGAGGAATACATAATATCATTGAACATGCATCTAATCCAGAAATTGAAGCATTTGGTGCGGCATGGAGTTTTAGCGAAACAATTCACAGCTACTCTTATTCATGGTTGATTATGAATTTATTCAGTAAACCAAGTGATGTATTTGATGAAATTTTGAATGATAAAGAGATTCTAAAACGTGCTAGTTCAGTTACTAAGTATTATGATGAACTCATAGATAAAGTTGGTAGTGGTTCTTCGGAATATGAAATTAAGAAGCAATTCTATCTAACTCTTATGTCTATTAACATACTAGAAGGTATTAGATTTTATGTTTCATTTGCATGTGCGTATGGGTTTGCTGAAAGGAAACTAATGGAAGGTAATGCTAAGATCATTCAATTGATCCAAAGAGATGAAAATCTCCACTTAGGATTTACTCAATTCACTCTTAAAAAATTAAAAGATGAACCAAGTGAAGGATTCCAAGACATTGTTAAAGAATGTGAACCTTTAGTTATCCAAATGTTCAAAGATGCTGCGGAAGAAGAAATTGAATGGGCAGATTACTTATTCAAAGATGGTGAAATGATTGGATTGAATTCAGAGATTCTTAAAAAGTATATGATGTATCTAACTAATACTAGAATGAAAGTTATTGGATTAGAACCTATATTTGAAAGTACTAAGAATCCTATCCCTTGGATCAAAAATTGGACAGATTCTAAATCAATACAAGTTGCACCTCAAGAGACTGAAATTAGTTCATATCTCATTGGATCAGTATCTAACAATATATCTAAAGCAGACTTCAAAGACTTCAAAGATTTGTTATGATACCAAAGAAAATCCACTACGTTTGGGTTAATGGTATAAACAATATACCAGAAATAGAAAAAGATTGGATAGAAAAATGTAAAATCCTCAATCCAGAATATAAAGTCAAGATTTGGACTGAAGATGATATACCCAAGACTGTTTTTTCACAAACAATGTTAGACAATAAAGTGTATTGGGCAGTGTCTGATTATATCAGATGTTATGCTCTTTATACTGAAGGTGGATTTTATCTAGATACTGATATGGAAATAATCCAACCATTCCCTAAAGAGTGGTTGGATTATGAAACAATTCTACCTAGAGAAGATAAATGGAATCTAAGTAATTTCATAATGGGTTCAGTTAAGAAAGGTAGATTGTTCGGGGAAATACTTTCTAAGTATAAATTATTAAATGATATAAATACAGAAAATACTAATGAATATGTACCTTCTAAATTTTGGAATGACACTATTGTAAATACTTATGGTAGATGGAGCATTACTAATCCTTCTAATGGAGAATGGATTGGTTCACATAGATTAAAAGTATTACTAGAAGAAGAATGTTGTCCTTATTATCCTTGGGACAAAAACCGAGTTGGTGAATTTGTTGATATTAGCAATGCGATAGGGGTTCATTATTGGAACAACTACAAAACTATTAATGGATTGGATTTTTTATCTTTAGAAACTAAATTTTTTGATGAATAAAGTAAGTTGTATAACCGTAACTAAAAATAGAGTATCACATCTCAAGAAGTGTATTCAGTACTTCATAAACCAAACACATGAAGATAAGGAGTTAATCATTGTCTATTATAATGTTGACAAGAAAACAGAAAAATACCTAAATGATAATTCTGTATTTTTAACGAAGAACAATGTCAAGTACTTTAAGTTCATAGAAGATGAGGGATTACATCTTGGAACTATTAGAAACTTTGCTATTACAAAATCTACTGGAAAGTGGTTATGTATTTGGGATGATGATGATTATTATTCTAATGTACGAATAGAAAACCAACTAAACGAGTGCATATCAAAAGATTTGATAGGTTGTTCCTTGGAAAGAATAATGATATACAATAAATCAAAGAAAGAAATTAAACTATCTTTTAAAAGACAAGAAGGGTGGGAAGGTTCTATATTTGTCATGAAGGACTATATGCCAAAGTACAGAAATATACCAAAAGGTGAAGATACCCCTGTTTTGCATGAATTAATAGAATCATCTAACTTCATTACATTACTTGAACCAGATTTATATGGATACATATTCCATGAGAATAATATTTCGGGAGATTCACACAAAGAAAATATTTTACGCAATTCATATGATGTAGATATCAGAATGGTAAGTAAATATAAACTAAAACTAGATTGGCTATGAAATTATTAACAGCAGAACACTTAACAAGATACTATATTTCTTTTGAAGGATATGAGTATATCAGATTGGTAAATAAGAATATCCAGGATGAATCTATTACTTGGATGGTTATAGAAGAAGATGACGTTACTATTATACCATCTGATGAATATAATGATTTAGAAGAAATCTTTTTATCAATACTAGAATAACATATAGAATAAATATAGATAACAAAAACCCTAGATAATCTCTAGGGTTTTTCTTTTTAG